CAATTATATAGCACCATAACAATCGATGTATCATAAAATATTTTCAATTATGTTCTAATTCATATTTTTCTATAACCTCTTTTAATACGACAGTATTTGCTTTTTTTTTCAATATAACCATCCGTTTATCTTGTGTTTGTTCAACAATGTCAAAGTAATTTAGTACTTCATGATATTGCGTTCTATTCAAAAAATCGTCAAACGCGATGAGACAGTTTTCTTTCATAATACCATGACATTTCAAACAACATGCAACACGAAAGCGACCATCAATAAAGACTAAATCAATGGCTTTGTACTCTTGTTCACTTAGATGTCTCATATGATTGCTATAGTTTTGTTTTTGTGTATCAGTTGCAAACTTACCAGGATTACCCCAATTATTTGGAATGGTTTCCATATTATTGAATATATAAGTTATGTTTGCATTGGAAATGACAGTTTTCAACTTGTTATGCCATTCTTCATCGCTTTCTACAGAATATATGTGTTTTATATTTTCTCTTATACTTGCTTGATAGGTGCTGCCTCCAGAACCGAATTCAAAGAATATTGTTGCTTTATCCAAGTACCTATAGAACATGAGCTTATCATTTTTTGAAAGATGTGGTTCCATTTACTAAATACATAAGATTTTATGTCAACAAATCTAACGAACTCATTTGAACTTGGTATTTAAACAAGTATTTAAACAAGTATTTGAATATCACTCAAAACGGGTGGGTCTTGTTTACCTGGAACATCAATGTTTTCAACATCAATTAAGACGTCGTTTACAGATGCGTCATCAATGACTAAAAGTCCTTCGTCATCCTCATTATCAAAATTTGAAGGAGCCCCATTTCTTATTTTACTTATTTCTTCAAGTTTTTCAATTGTTTTAGGTGCAGTGATTTCATGTTCAATATTATTACTATCTTTGACATAATCTGTGTTATCGAAGGAGATAGATTGAGGTTGGGATACAGCTTCTGTTTCAACTGAAGCAGATGTATCTACTTCGTGTGATTTCTCTGATTCTTTTTCTGGTGTATCAGCTACTTTTGATTCAGACTTACTTTCTTCATCATCTACCACTTCAACTTCTTCTTCTTTGATTGTTTCTTCCACATCTTCTTCAATCGTTTCATCCAAGTAAGCACGTAATATTTGCTCTACTGGCATGCTTTCACGTATGGCATTGAGAATACACTCTTGTACAATCACCTCGAATTCACGATTGTGTTTTTGTTTTTGAAGAGGACTTGTATTTCTGTCATACAAATACACATTCGAGTATAATTTACGTGCAACAAGGATGTACAATTTATGTATGAAATCATCCATTTTTGGAATATTAATATCAATCTTCTTCTGATTTTTACTGACACGAATACAAGTCAATAATTTCAATTGGATAACATGTACACATGTAAGTAAGTCTTCCAAGTAGCCACATGCGCTCCTTTGTAAAATGCGTTGGCGCTCTTTATGAATGACCTCTTGATTCCATTTTGGAATGCGTGCAATGAAATTTTGGAAGGTCATTAGATACTTCTCTTCCTCATCATTTGTTTCACATAATTTCCAAGATTCTTGAAATATGGAATTGAAACCCTCAATCACCAATGGTGTCAAAATGTTAATCAATTGCATGCTCCATTCGTTACGGGAATCTTGTAGGGTAGCTAAGGTGAAGTCATCCATTTACATAAGCAATATATTATGAAATGGGTCAAATGAACGAAATATCAAGCAAAAAAGGATTTGAAGAATGAACGTTTTTTCGCATCTGAATTCCTTCTTAATCTGCGACAGATGAAAAAGTAAATCACAATTATCTACAAGTTCTTTCCCGACTATGTCATCTCGCGAAGTCCCTTTTGAATATGATTGTTGATTATGTTGTATGTAGTAAATAAGGTCTTGACCTGAAAACCCCTTGTTATATAATTTTTCAGCACAATCAATGAAACAACTCGACACATTTGACGACTTCCGATATTCACTCTCAAGTTTCTTTATTTCTTGTTTGATTGGTCTCAAAAACATTGTCGGGGTTTTGCTGTCTCCATAGTATGTTTGATAATGAATGTTGTATAAATTATTTCCACTGCATTGAACATGTTTCGAACTACCCATTGATGTAATATCTATCATCGGATTTGGAACAAATATTTCGCAAAATCTGGATAAAATCGGTTTTAGTATTTTCGATTTGTTGTGCGCTGTAATAATGAAGCGTGTTGAATGACTAAATATTTCAATACATCGACGCAATGCAGATTGTGCATCATTAGTAAGGTTATCTGCATTATATAATAGGACCGTTTTGAATAGACCATTTCTGCAATTGATATTTGTTTTTGCAAAGAACTTAATATCGTCACGAACGAATTTAATTCCCTTTCCGTTTCCACAATTGATACTCATGATGTAATTCGTTCTCTCTTTTGTCTCAATATGCGAGTATACTTTATCCAGAAATTGTAAAATTATCTTTCGCTTTCCAGTACCATAATCGCCGAAAAACAACAAGTGAGGGATTTTATTTTGAGCTAAAAAATTATCCAACTGTTTGATAATACTTGGGTGAAAGTCATTCAATCCATGATGCATTGTATTTGACACAGATTGTTCTTTCAATGATTTCGAAGATTCCATATGAATGTATTAGTTATCATCATGGATATAGGTTTAAATAATATATAAAATCGTTTTACATTTCACATATTACAATACATGTAATTATTCACACACTCATACTTAGGTTAGATGTGCTCAATCATTTTGTACATCATCTTCTGTTGTTTGTTCAGTGACGTCTTCAACCTTATTACTTGCTCCAAATTGTGAGCTTCCTTCTGCGTGATATTTCATTGCATTCTCAATATTTTCTTCAGAATAGGCACCAGTTGTTAGAACAGTTTCATCTGGAATAGCATCAAAATCAACTTCACGAACATTGACAAGATTTCCATCGTCGTTCATGATTTGTGTCAACGTATTGCCTGACTTCTCTGCAATTTTCATATTCTCTTCAATGGCTTTCTCCTTTGCCTCTTGTACACGCTTGTCGAATTCAATCTTTGCATTTTTCTCGTTGTTTGCCTTCTCATGCATGAGTTTATTCAGATCATCCTCCAAATATTCGATGCGCCCTGTTTTGTACGCATTCGGGTCCCATGGCATCCATAGTCCTACTGGGCCAACATAGACATCGTGGTTAGGGTCAAGTTCGCGAAGCATTTTACAACGCATTTCTGCCTCCTCTTGTGTTGAATATACACCTCGCACCTTCATGCCTCTTGTAGATGTTTGAAACTTGTGTTGTGAATTAAATCGTTTCTCGAGGTCATCTTCTTGGAGGTCCAAAAAGTTTTTATAATCATCTTCGATTGTGAATTTATTGAGTTCATCACGCTCCTCGCTGACAAAATCCTTGTAGTCAGTCATAATTGTATCTGTCTCAAGGTTGTACTTGTAGCACATAAAATTCAAGAATCCTTGAAATTTTTCCATTGACTTGGCCATGTCCCATTTCTTGACAAACTCTTCCATGAAGAAAAGTTCCTTATTTTTCAAAATTTTATCGGGTGATACAAATGAAACACAGACAAACTTTTGACCAGGAATAGGTTTGTCTTCATCCAATAGGTCTACATATGTAGGAAGCGTAGAATCGGTTGAAGTATCGAGTGCTTCTTTACTCAACATGTTATAATTATACAGTTATATTTCTTTTAAGTAATTTGAACTCATTAACTTTTTTTTCTGGTTATTTAATATAATGCTCGATCTTGGAGAAGTTTTACGTCGATTGATTAAATATTTGGTTGAAGGTTTGATGGTGGCGATTGCATGCTTTGCTATTCCTGAAAAAAGCATGAATATTGAGGAAATCGCCCTTATTGCCCTCACTGCTGCAGCAACATTCAGCATCTTGGACACATACATCCCAACAATGGGTGTATCTGCACGAACAGGTGCTGGCTTCGGTATTGGTGCTAACTTAGTTGGTTTCCCAGCATCCCGTTAAATGATTTTCTAAAACAGAAGCTGTATGTGCGCACCACACTATTATTTAGGAGAAGATGAAAATAATTACATGATATTATGATGTATCATACTATCATATGTAACCTTACAGAATATAATTCAATACATATACATTAGCCCTATAAGTCACACTTATAATGTAGGTATAAATTCCCAGTCAAGTTCATCACATATTTTCTTCCAAATGTCATCTTGCTCCATCCGTTTTTCACGGTCTTTTAACATGGGGAAAAATGGTAAAAAATGTCGCTGGTCAAGTAATTCGCACAATTTATACACAGTATAATAATAGTTCAAAAAGTTCACGCGGTCATCGGGACAAAATTTGGCATAAGGGGCTTGTATTTCCATGAACAAATTACATAATGTCTCTTCCAATTCAGGACTCATTATGGGTGGTTTGATACCAATCATATCCTTAATAAATGGAATATGTTCATAGTATTTGTTATACCCCAGTTTTTTGAGAATTTCTTTCGCCTTGGTGTTTGTAAACTGGCGAAGTTCGATTCGCTCTTTCTTGATTTGATGTTTAATATCATCAATGACCTTATCAGGTATTTGTGTGCTTTCTTTTGCTTGAAATTGTGCAAGAATTTCACGAAAATGATTGATGCGCTTGTAAGCATAAAAACATACTTCTTTGGGAGGTTCTTTATATGATTGCTTCTCACTTTCCACGATGAATTGAACATGCTTGTGGCAATTATTACACACCATAATGCCTTCATCTTCTACAGGCACCAATTCACCAGATGTACAATATTGACAACTGTACTCATTATATGTGTAGTCGTTGATGTTTAAGAATGAATCATCAATATTTACAAAATATTGGGTCACATCTTTTGATGTTGTAGTTGTCGATGATGACGTACCATTTTGACTATTTTTATTCTTATCACTTGCTTCCGTATTGACTTTGAAGAAGTTGTCCAAAACACGTTTCGTAGATGGTTCATTGTTTGCGATATTTTTCTTGTCCTCAAAATAATTGAAAATCAATTCTGAATTTTGAAGCAAATAATCTTTCTTCTTTTTTTTCAATAATTTTATTTCTTTTTGAATACGAGTAATTTCATCTCTTATATCTAATCGATTATCAATACTTAATCCACGTGTTTTAAGACTTTCTTTCAAATTCTCAACCTTTTCTTGTAATGTTGGTATCGTTTCATTTTCTACAACGTGAAATCGTTCAAGTATGTCATTGTGCTTTGAATCAAGAGTAGCTGAGCGTATTTCATCCACAAATAATTGCTTATTTGTTTTGGGTTTAAATGATGGCATTAATACTAAACATAACGATTTCTTTTTATATTGAAATTTTTGAGTTAGGAAACTGGAAATCTATACGGTAATTTATGTAATTTTAAATACATGACAATTCTAATAATGGGACAAAATTCAAAAAATGAAGACTTACATATAAATGATAATGAAACACCACTTGATAAACGCTCTCTTTTAAAACTGAATTTCATTGATAATGCACTTAACAGTGGATGGTCTGTTAAGAAACAAGACAACTGTTATATATTTAGCAAAAA